TTATTCCAATGACAAGTGTATTTAGCTATAGGGTAGTTACCTGCTGAACCGTTAATGTTTGAAGCCAAGTTCGAAGCCGTTGTGCCGTCATAAACAAAGGACGCAGCATTTCCCGAAACTCCATAAAACTTGTTGTTAGTTGTTTGCCCGTACAAACGATCATTGTTGGTTACCGATACCCCCGAAAGGGCAGTGAAATCACCTGTAGCGGATTCAGCGACAGTAGTACCATGCGAACAGATAACTCGAGGTGTTCCCCCATCAGGAGTGAACTGCGCCAACCCAGTAGCATTTTGAAGTAGCGCTGTTCCGTTACGCACATTTACCCCAAGACGCATTTTGATGCCACCTCTAGGGTCCACATCTACGTTGAGCATCGCTGGGCTCTCCGAAGGCGCAAGATTGAACTGATCTGATCGTAAATTCAAACCGCCGCTAAAGTCTTGCAGCATTTGCAATTTGAAGCCATCTCGTGCCATTCCTACTCCCAGGAATATCGCAAGCGATCAGGCATGATGCTTTGCGAACGCCACCTGGAAGCAAGACGATCATTGATAACCAACGGTTGTGGAGCAGGACTGTCCAAATGGCGTGCTCTGAGATTGTCTAACTCTCTAACAAATATGTTGAAATACGAAGCAGCCATATCAAGATCTTCTTGCTGTTCGTAAGCTCGACTCACACCGTAAGTAGCTATCAAAATGTGGAAAGGTTCTGGGAAATCGCTAGGTGAAGTTCCATCTAGCGAACCAGCCCCAAACGCTGTTGGATTCTTGTATCCACGGACATGAATAGTTTTGACACCACCAGGTGTCGGATAAATTCTTGCGGTTTCTCCCCAGTAGCTCCAATAGTATGGATCTCCATTGCTTGCAGAATCCAAAGGATAAACAACGTCTGCGTCATCTCGACCCAAGAACGTCAATACCCAATCGTCTGTTCTTAAAGACTGGATTTCTCGCAAACCGTTAGTCACAGAAGCACCAACAGTCGCTATTGGATAATCTTTTTGTAAACCTACTGTGTCGAAAGTTGTTGAAACTTCATACCAGGGCCAACGTTTTTCGCTGTAAACAATTTGGTCGTAACCTTCACCCAGGAAACGGTTTAATACATCATCGGAAATGTCGCTGCTGTCGATTTCTACAACGCTTCTAATATATGAACGCATTTCTTCGATTTGCATAAACCCTACTCAGGTAGTTGTGAATGGAAAACGCAGCGATTCGTTCCAACCATTGGTGTTGCTTTACACGCCCCACCAGATTTAGTAGTAGATACGCATTTATCTGCAACAACTTCACCAGCGTAAGCTGGAGCTTGTGAGACTTTCCGACCACCTACATATTCGACAGTTAGCCCTTCGGCGTCATCGGTAGGTTGACCGTAAATTCTTGTGTTCTTGCTGTATCCAACTTGGAGGCTACGAGGCATAAGTTCCTAACTATTGGGGGGATGAGAGCCGAAGCTCTCATCCCCCACCGTATAGCTAATTATCAGGTGACACCCTCTAGGTAACCTTGACGGTCCCTATTTGAGCAGGTCAACTGTCCATAGCAAAGGATTTGGCTGAATACCGCATCCTGGTTTGTTGGGCGCACGAACGGCGTTGGCTTAAACCAAGTATCCGAGTGACGCACAAGTTGCAGGTACTTCGTGTTCAGCATGTAGATAACACCGTCGGCGTTAGCTGCATCGAAGGTCCACGGAGCTCCCTTATACATGAGATTCTGGAATCCTGCGTCCGCCATGTCCGTATCGGTGTAGCGGATGTTGCTGGTTAACAGAGCCTCATAGCTTTCATAGTCATCTGCTTTTGAGATGATTATGGTGGGCTGGTCGTTGCCGACGCTTACGCTGTTGTAGCGTGTCGCCAGTTTCGCCAGAGTCAAAGCACCAGTTGTGGTTGTCGCTTGTGACTTCCAGAACTCGTTGCCTGTTACTGACGGGTCAATTCCACCAAGGGTGTTAGCTGTAAGAGCGGAATCGTTCACGATGTTTGTGAGTCCGTTCCAGTCCTTGTTGGTGTTGCCAGTGCCATCAGCGTGGAACATGGTGTTCATGTTTTCGATGATGGTTTCTTGTGTTTGGAAGATTTTGCCTTCGAGAAGGTCAATGATTTGAGCTTCGCCGTTGTTTTTGGCTTCTTCCATACCGTTGATCGTTACGGTAGCCGCATACTGACCCCAGTCGTACTCAGCAGCTGAAATGCCTGTTTGAGCAGTCGTGGAAATAGTGTCGGTGCCACTGTACGAAGAAGCGGTTGAGTTGGTGCCATAGATGATTGGAACAACAATCTTTGCGCCACCGCTAACTGTTCGCATTGTTGACGAGTTTGTCAACGCATAGAACAGTGGACGAGCCGAAAAGACGTTGTCAACCAGCTTAGGAACGTAGTTGTTGAGAGTCGTAGTCAGAATCTCATCGAAATTGCTGTTACCAGCCATTTTGAATTACTCCTAAAAGGTTAAGTGCCTAATTGTTCTTTTGCCAGTGCAAACGCTTCTCTGATACTGGTAACACTTTTCGGAGCTTTAGTTTGGGTTCCCGCTTGGGTTGACCCGCCAGGTGTAACAACAGCAGCCGCTGAACGCTTATTTTCTATGATATCGCGTTCTTCTTGCAGCTTATCTGCTGTTGATTTGACGTTATTGAACTGCCAGTGAGCATACGCTGCATCAAGATTAGCTATCTTGTTTTTAACCGCATGGTTTAACAGATCTTGTTTGTCGAAATCTCCGTACTGTTCTTGTAGTTTCAGAACTTCACGTTCTACTGATCGCTGACGCTCTGCAGCTTCTTGTTGCTCAATCTTTGCTTCAAGAACTCGAAGTTTCTTTTCCGTTGGGTCAAGAAATTCGTCATCCTCGATATCGTCGCCTAAAGCCAGAGAAACATCTAGCGTTTCCGCTAGTGCATGCAAAGTCGCTTTAGGGTCTGATTCCAAAGCAGCAACAATCGCTTCGGCTTGTTGAAGCCGTTCACGTTCAGCCGATAAATCCTGCGTTTTGCGTGTATAATCCGCTTGACGCTGGTAACCGTTTTGAAGTTCGGCCAAGGTGACCTGCTGTTCTTCGCCATCAATCTTGATGGTGTAAAGCTCACCAGGTTCTTCTGGAACTTCTTGTGCAGCATCAGGAGTGTCAAATTCGACGGGTTCCTCTGCTGCTATTTCTTCTATTTCGGACACAAGCCCTCCTGTGAGTCCTAAATGGTTGCTCACCCGTAACAGCAAAGGTGTCCCACTTAGAGTGCTGGAAGATCCATACCCATCTGATTTTGTAGTTGCGCTAGCAACTCAGGAGGTATTCCACCAGTGGGAGCGAACGCCCCACCTTGCGGATTCATTGCCCTGGGATCCACAGAACCAGGCATAGGAGGCGCTCCTTCAGGCGGAACTTGACCTTCTTCTGCAGCGACAGCTTGATCAGGTGCTTGCATCAAGAACTTCTCTGGATCTTTGATACCAAACCCTGATTCCAAAACATGAACCGCTAAAGCTTGTGGATCTATAACAGTGCCAACCATTGGGGAAATAGCGTTCATCAAGCTAATAGCTTGCTGCTTCCTAATTGTTTCGTTCATGGGTTGCGTTGAACCAGCTTGAACTGAGAAATCGTATTCTCCGACAATGTCATCTCGAGAGTAATTAACAAACATGTCTTCGCCACTAATAGTGACTCGAGCCATTTGTTGCCCAGTCATAAACTGTTGCATTAACTGAATGACACGTCGAGCAACACTTGAAATTCCTATTTCGACAATAGCCAACTTGTCTGCCGCTCGAGCGTTCTGGGCGTCAGCAATAATGCTCGCTTCAGTAGCAGTACGCCGTATCTCAGGCATTGCTCCACGAGCATACTCTGAAATACCAGAAACCGTATTTATGTCTTGTTCGATGATATCCGAATACGCATAAATTTCAGGGCTGATAGGCACCTGCGGCATGGGGATAACAACTTCATTCAAAGGCCGGTTCTCGTCTACAACAGGAACCATTCGACCATCTTCTTCGGATTCTAAAGCCTCGCGGCCTTCAGGTCCGAAAGAACGCTCATGGTAAAGATATTTTCTGGCGTAACGCTTCCTGTCGTTCATCAACTGAGAACGAGTTTTGTCGAGCTCTAATTGTAAAGACTCGATAGATTCCAAATCACCTATTGGATAGAACTGGCCTGGTACATCGTAGTTTCGAAGCATCGTAAATGGATGCCCATAGGCGTAAGGCATTGCAACAGGGTCCACAAGGAACTCGTCGCCACCTTCAGCATAAACTGCGACAGTGCTTGCCGTAATATCGTAAAATTCCCAGATAACTACTTGATCCTCAAGGAACTCCCAACGATCATCAAGCATCGCATAAGTATCTTGATTCAAATTGTAGTCGGCGTTTGCTGAAAGGCGTCTTCGCGCTGACGGCTTATACTTCGGGTCTTCTTTTGCTTCTTGCAAAGGACGAGTTATCCGTTGGGCTATCCACTTTGCGTCCTCGATGCAAGTCGCTGCTGGATCAACAAACATATCGAACGGTGATACTCGTTCAACAAACGGCTGATCTTCAACGACACGCATAACGGTAGAAGGAATATTTGCGGCAAC